AAACATTGTTGCCGCTGAGGCGATAACAACAGTGCGAAGCGAGCGCGTTAAACATTCCTACCTACTAACTAACGATGCCTGACTTTGCATCTCTTAGCCGGTTGGGTGGACTTAATGGCGTTCAATATAACGCTGGTTCCGCCTCCGGTAACTTTGAGCGTGAAAACGCAAACTTCCTCAAAATCTTTTCTGGCGAAGTTCTGACCACCTTCAACCGTGAAACGATCTTCAAAGATCTCACGATGAAGCGCTCGATTTCTTCGGGCAAGTCTGCAAGCTTCCCCATTACTGGTCGCTTCTCTAGCCGTTACCACCGTCCTGGTGATTGGATTGTTGGCCAAGGTAACAAAGGCATGATCGGTGAGAAGATCATCACCATTGATGACCTTCTTATTGCTGATGCTTCGATCTACGACCTCGATGAAGCCAAACTTCATTGGGACGTCCGTAGCATTTATTCCACCGAACTTGGTCGCGCTCTGGCTCGGGCTTATGACCAGCGCCTTGCTCGCACCCTGCTGACTGCTTCTGAGTCTGACGGTCGCGTCAAGGACTGGGATTCCAAGCGCTTCCAAATCGCAGGCGGTACCTACAGCTCTGTCTCGGGTACCACCATCACCATGAGCGCTAACTTCGCTACCGCTGAACTCAGCTACTGGGCAGTGGGTGAAGTTGTTTACGGTGAAGATTCCGGTGCTTATGCCGTCATCACCACCGCTCCTACCAACGGTGCAGCCACCTTCGGTATCAGCCCCATCAGCGCTATCGGTACTGGCTCTCTGGCAGCCTTCACCGCTGGCGAGCGTCTGTTCGTTCTGAATGCACTGCCTGGTGGTACCTCCTATACCGGGATTAACCTCAACGGTGCTGCTGATCGTAACGCTCGTGGCGATCTGATCGTTGAGAACCTGTTCAAAGCTTGCCAAGCTCTGGACGAAAAGGATGCTCCTAAGGACGGTCGCGTTTGTGTTCTGAGCCCTGGCGCCTACTACGACGTTCTGGCTTCTGACCGCGCAATCAACACTGACTTCAACGGTGGTACTGGTGCTAACGGCACCTTTGCTTCTAACCGTGTTGCTTCTGTGGCTGGTTTCACCCTGCGTACTTCTAACCACCTGGGTATTAACAGCTACACCTCTGGTCAGACCTACGTTGGTATTAACAACCAAGCCGCTACCACCCGTGGTGAGCGTCCCAACTACGTCAACGGTCGCGACGGTTCTGACGGCCAAGCTGCAGCTGGCTACAACGATTACTGGCAAGATGAGCAGGGTAACACCAGCTCCATCGCTAACTGCTTCGGCCTGTGCTTCACCAAGGAAGCCGTGGGTACCGTGTCTCTGAAGGACGTGTCCATGCAGATGACTGGTTCTGAGTACAAAGCAATGACTCAGAGCACCATGATGGTTGCTAGCTACGCTGTGGGTCACGGTGTGCTGCGTCCTGAGTGCTGCGTCAGCCTGCTGCACGATGGCAATCCTTATTGATAAATAGCTATTAGCTAATTACCAATACAATGGGGGAAGCAGAAATGTTTCCCCCTTTTTGTTGCGATAATGGCGACTAGTAAACTCAGTGCAGTTAATACGCTTCTTGCCATTATTGGCGAAGCTCCTGTAAACAGTCTCGTTCCTCCACTGACAGGTGATGTAAGCCTGGCAGATCAAGTTCTTGATGAGGTTAGTCGAGAGGTTCAAGGCGCAGGTTGGTCTTGGAACACAATGCTTTATGACTCCATTCCTCTGGACGCTTCTACAGGCCAATCCCAACTTCCTAGCAACACCTTGGCTGTCCGGTTTAACCCGCTTAGTTACCCGTCACAAAGGTTTGTTCTTCGCGGTCTGCGGCTTTTTGATCGCGTTAAGAATACATACGATTTAAGGAACAGCCTTGGTGTCGCAATGACTGGTAACACCAGCGACCTCGTTGCTGAGATTGTTGAAGAGTTGGATTGGGACAGTATCCCAGAAACTGGACGACGTTACATTACGATTCGAGCTGGACGTATCTTTGCTAACCGTGCTGTAACGTCTTCAAGTATTGAAAGCTACACAGCTGAAGATGAGGAAAAAGCTCTTCAAACGTTGAAACGTACTGAAGACATGGCTCAGAACTATAACTTCATCAGCGGTCCTGATGATATGTACGGTGGCCGTGTGATCACTAACTTTGGTCCCGACATCCTGAGCCGCTAATGTCACGAGAACTATTTAGCCAAATCATTGGCCCACTGAACAAAGGCGTAAACCAGCAAGCGGATAGCTTTGTGCTGCCTGGGTTTGCCAAGGTACTTGAAAACGGTAACTGTGATCTCGTTGAGGGTCTCAAAAAACGCTTGGGCTCTGTGCCTGTAAAGCGTATTGATACTCTTACTAAAAACGCTGGCGGTTTAACATTGACTAATCCCATTAAGTGGGATGAAGCTTGGGTTTTTGTTTACAACCGCAGTAGCACTGAACGCTTTGTTCTTCTAGCCGTAGACGATAGTCGTACAGTATCTCGTACAGGTAACATCACTAGCGGTTCTGCTGTTGTTGCTTCTGTCAGCTCAATGACAGATCTGTATGTTGGTGCTGGTGTTACTGGTACTGGTATTCCAGATGGCACCAAGATTCTTGATATTGATACAGCAACTTCACGAGTAACGCTAGATAAGAACGCAACGGCAACAACTACAGGCGTAACTCTTACTGTTGAATCTAGTTACACGTTTATTACTGGTGTCTCCAACATTGAACCTCTAAGCGGGGTATTGCCTACTGTTGTTCCTGCTGAGCAAACCTTTGCAAACATTACCTCTAGTAACCTTGGTTACCTGCGTGGTTCCGGTAGGGCTCGTGATCGCTTTAGGGCTACGTCGTTTCAAGATTACGTTTTTATAACCAACATCCAAAAACAGATTGATTACGACAGCACAGAAACTCTGACTCGTTACAACATTAGCGAGATCAGTAGTGCCTATGTTCCTACCCGTGCTCAAATTTGGGTAAAACTTGTTGACTACGATACTGAGTATTCAGTTCACATCACTCTTGATAACGGTGATGAGATTAGTGGTCATTACTTAACACCGTCTCTTACTAACGCTGCAGGGGACGCAAACGTTGTTAGTTCTGCTGACATTGCCGCAAGAATAGTTAGTTTTACAAATACCATTACTGGTTCAACATCTATTGGTAGCTCTACTATCACAAGTGTTACAGCTACAGATATTGTTCAGGTCCATGGCGGAGAACGTATTACTGGTACTGGCATTCCTGCTAATACTTTTATTGGTACTGTCGATACAACTGCACTGACCTTTACTCTGGTCAACGAGGCTGGTACAGCTGTTAACGCAACAGCTAACGGCTCAACCACTTTGACCATTGGCCACGGTCTTGATCAAGTTGACGTTCACAACGAGCTGAACTTTGAGGTTCAAGACTCTCAAATTCTGATTACTTGCGCTAACGCAAACCGCTACATCAAAAGCATCCTTGCTGCTGACGCCAGGGGTAACACCCTGATGTCTGGCTTCTCTAATCAGATTACAAACATCACTGAGCTACCTTCGTTCTCTTGGGAAGGCTACACAGTGCTTGTAGCTCCTGATGGAGCAACAGATCAAAGCTCGTACTACCTCAAATTCAACGCAGAGAACACCACTACTAACGGTGACTTTGCTCGCGGTGTGTGGGAAGAGTCTGCTGGTTGGGGAACTCGTGGACAGTATGACAAAACCACGATGCCCCACGCCTTTGTCCACTACAGAAACGACAACGGCCTGACTCGGTTTACTTTCCAACCGTTTAGCGGTACGGCGTATACCGACGGTTCTACGTCTATTGATATTCCTGGCTGGATTAACCGACTAGCTGGTGATGCAGATGAAATGCCAGGACCGTCGTTTGTTGAAAACACCATCAACGACATCGTGTTCTTTAAGAACCGTCTTGGCTTTGTAAGCGGTGAGAACGTCATCCTGAGTGAGGCGGGCGCTTACTACAACTTCTGGCAGCAATCAGCTTTGCAAGTTGTAGACAGTGATCCTATTGACTTGACCGCAGTCAGTAACGACGTTGCTGTGTTGAACTATGCGTTGCAGCAACAGGACGAATTGATCTTGTTCTCCAACGAAAACCAGTTCCGTCTGTATTCAGGTGACAACGTTACGTTCTCTCCTGAAACTGCTTCTGTTGGTCGTATCAGTTCCATCACTATGGAATCTGATGTACGTCCTGAGCAGGTTGGCCCGCAAGTTATCTTTCCAGTTAAAGAAGGTGACTTTACTGGTCTGCATACTTTCATTACGACTGACCGAACCGTTGGTATCAACTTGGGTCAAACAGCAGTTATCACAGAAACTGTTCCCAAGTACATCCCTAAGAACATTGACTCGCTAGCCGTTAGCCGTACTGATCAGTACCTAGTGGCGCTCAGCAGAGACGACAACGACGCTTTGTATGTGTACCAGTTCTTCTGGGAAGCCTCTGGGGGCTCTCTAACTAACAGACAGAATGCTTGGCATAAGTGGATCTTCCCTAACAAACAAATTCACTGGTGTGACTTTATTGAAGGTACTCTGTTCAAACTGGTTGAATACGACAACAGCGGAACAGCTGAGTACTACCTTGAAGGTATTAACGCCTCACGACCTCCGCAAAATCCTAATCAGTTGTTCTTGCTGGATCGCCAGCTGTCTAGCTCTATCACAACTGACATCGGTGCTGTGACGTTCAGTTACGACGCTGGTACCAACAAAACCACGGTCACTCTGCCTTACCGTACTGTTAACACCAGTCAATTTGCTGTCATCAAGTCCGATGCAAGCGACGCAACAGAACCTGAAAAGCGTTGGATCGTGGCTAATAATATTGCGGCTGGTGTTACTAGTTTCGTTTGCGATAGCCTTGGGGATTTTTCAAACAGCTCTTGGGTCTTTGGTGAGCAATATACGTTCACTTTCAGACCGCCTCAGCTTATGCCTTACTCAAGAACAGCAACTGAGAACACTTTTATTGGTAATCGTACTGGGCGTTTGCAGCTTAGATACGTTGATATTTATTACAACGATTCTCGATACTTTACCGTTGAGGTGACTCCTAAACACCGCGACAAGGTGACGTATGAGTTTGATCGTCGTGAACCCCTAAACGGCAACATTGTCATCAACGAAGAGGAGGCGTTCGAGGAATCAAAATTCCGAGCCTATATTCAAAGCAAGAACGACCAAGTTACAGTGGAGCTAGTGAACAACAGCATCGACCAGGCTAAGTTCATCGCGCTTGAGTGGACTGGTCTCTATTTTGATGTTGCGAGGAAGTACGGCTAATGGCTAAAACAGAAAAAACTATTATCCCGCAAGCTTCTCCAGTAGAACCTAAATCAAGTATTTTTGACCTACCTTCAATTCTCAATATTGCTAGGACTGGTCTTGAGACTTATGGCGTTGTTGCGTCCCATCTACTTGCGCAGACTGAAACTCAACGAGCAAACGCTGCAGCTGAAACGGAGTTTTGGACTAAATACGCCGCTCAAAGCCAGCAGAACTACCGTAACTACGAGATGCAGCTCAACGCTTGGTATCGGGAGGCTGATTACGTTGAACGTCGTAGACAGTATGAAGAACAACTAGCAGAGCAGCAAGCCATCTTTAAAGGTGCTGTAGCTACTACTGCTACTAAAAACTTTGAAAAGCAGCTAGCAGACCTTGAAGGACGCTTCTACGAAGAGGAAGCAAAGGAAACGATTGAGCTAGAAAACATTCGTGCTCAAAACATTGCTTCTGCAGCCAAGATTGCAGCTGGCGGTCAAGTTGGCCGTTCCGTTATTGGAATGCAATCAGCTAAGAGTCAACAGTGGCTGGCTAACGTAAGCAATCGTCAAATTACTCGTAACTTCAGGATTGCTGACAAGATACGAGCTGGTGAAGCTCTTAACGTGGCTCGTGAGAACACTGTAAATCAGGTTCAGTTCTATACACCTCAACCGATTGCTGATCCAGTTAAACCCCTAGCTCCGCTGCCTATTACAGCTGTTGCGCCTACGCCTGCTAGAGGTCCTAGTGTTTCAAACCTTACATTCCAACTTGGAACAGTTGGTTTGGATTCGTTTTTGAACTACCAGGCGATGCAACCCCCGGCTCCTAAAGCTGTGCCAGGACAATCCCAGTATTCTGGAACTAAACCAGCAGCATCCGCACCTACTACTCCTGAGGAGTCACCCTAATGACTAGCAGCTTTGGTATTACGCCTCAACGCCAGATTCGAGATCTGGTAGCTCAACCAGAAAAACCTGCTGCTCTTCCAGCTCCTGCACAACCCTCAGCGATCCCTCAGCAAGTAGGAGGTCAGTTGATGTATGCCGCTAGTTTTCAGCGGGATACTGCAGCAGAACAGGGCATTAAAAACATTGAAAACTTTTTAGCTCAAGGCGGTGTTTTTGAGCGAGGTTCAACACTTTTATTTGAAAACTACAAAGCAGAGAAGAGGCAACAAGCAGAACGCATCCTCGCTTCTGAAGCTACAGCTTATAAAGACTTAATTCAAAACGCTAGCGAAACTGAACAGCTTAAAAAGAAAGGCGAATTTGAATTAGCTCGTCAAAATCAACTGAGCAACCCTTGGACTAATTTCTACTATTACGACGCCAAGGCTACTAACGCTGGAAATCAGATTGCTGTAAACCTCGCTTCTTGGGGCAAACAAGCAGCTGACAATCTTGCAGAACTTCCAGTTGATCAAAGAGCTGCGATCTTAGCTGCAAAAGCTCAAGAGCTAAAAGCAGAGTATTCAGATATTCCTGAGGCATACCAAGCCGCAAAAATTGATCCACCACTTAGTGCCACTTTATTTGATCTCAAACGAGATTTAGATAACAAAGCTTTTGAACTAAACGATCGAATTACTCGGCAGACTGCTGGTGAGAAACTTAAAGGAGCCTGGAAGCTAGGAGCATCGTTTAGTGCAGCAACCGGCTATACAACCTACAACGCTGATGCTATTAAAAAGGGTATTGAAGAATATCGTGATTGGTTAATCAACAAAAACAATTACTCAGGTCAACAAGCTACTGACGCTTTTGCTGAGCTTTTCGACAAAAACGTTCTTCTTTTGGACGCTGATGGCAATGGTTTGAGTGATATTGGTCACGCTTATAGCGCATCAGATTTGATCGGAGTTCTCAGTCAGATTGATGTTAACGGCGTGAAGCTGACTGATTTACGTGATAGTAAAAACCGTCCTCTTGGAGAGGTTATTCAAGCTGCTGCTGATCGAGCTACTAAACGTGATGAACTGCGAGAGGGTTCTATTGAGCGCGGACTCCAACGTCAAAAACGGCAAGCTTTTAGAACGATTCAAACTACAGCAACTGATTGGTGGATTCAAAATCCAAATGCAGATGATAATGCAATTATTCAGCAGATTAACAGGGAGGAAGCAAACGCTGCAATAAAAGCAAAGCAATTGGGAATTCCTTATCAGGATTTCGTCGATGAAATTCGAAAAAATTACAAGCTGTCTCAAAAGCTGTTGACACCAGAACGAAAGCAAGAATTGATTGATTTAACTCAGGCTGCTATTGATAATCAAATTTTTGAGCTTCCTGCAAATGTCAGGGAAGAGGCAAAGGGATCAGATATTTATCCTGATCTTTTGAAGATGATCAATGAAGCAAAAAGCAAAGATAACGCAGCAGACCGCACTGCGTTTAATAAAACTCGAGCTGATTTGATTAAAGATCTTAAAGAAGGTTTGAGGGGTCAATTTTTACAAGATCCTCAAATCAAAGAAATGGCCACTGATGAAGCTGGTGTTAGATCTCAAAAAGACAAACTTTTAAAGCAAGCTATTACAGAAGCTGGTCGGTTGCTTCAAGACGAGGCCACTAGTTATTTCTCTCGAAAACTGAATGAAGCTCGAGCTGCAGGAAAAGATATTACTGATCCTCAGTTTCAAAGGCAGCTGCTGATTGATGCTGAAAGGTCGTTCTTTACAAGACCTGAGTACAACGATGTTGATTATTACTACAACCTTGAGCCAGGCAAGTTTAATAAAACGCCTATAACCGGCTCTAAAAAGGATACCAGTGGTCGTTGGGTCTTTGGTTTTAGAGACACTGACAACAGAGCAGCTTGGTCTTTGAGAGCGTCTAGTACGTTTGGTAACAACCCAAAACTAGCCCGTGCCGCATTGGATTCTCAACTTTTCTTTAATCAAACAGAAATGGGAGAACTGGTTAACGCTGCAATTACAGACAACCCTCAAAGCGTTAGTAACGCAACTAGAGCTTCGCTACAGAATCTGAATACGCTAGCTTTTAAAGGGCAGATCCCTATTTCTGAGCTTGTTGAACGGCAGATCAAAACTTTCTTTGGCAATAAGAATCTTCCCCCCAACATTCAAAAAATCTCAAAAAACCTTCAAGCTATAACGCAGCCAGCTGTAGCAGTCACTGGTCCAATGCCAAGTGATGTCGCTCTTAAAATTACAAACCCCCACCACAGCCACAGTAAAAACCGAGCTATTGATGTCACCCTTGTACGACAGAACAATCAACTAGCAAATAACGTCCCTTCTCCCATAAGCGGTAAGGTGATTTTTGCTGGTATGGATGGAGGCTTCGGTTTGTCAGTGATTATTGAGGCAAGTAACGGTGGCCCTGGTTACAACAAACGGGATCGTCTCCGAATTTCTCATTTGGCGCGCCTTTATTGGAAAGAAGGTGACGTCATCAGTAAGGGGAGGCCTGTAGGTAAAAGTGGAGATGACTCCCCGTTTAACTCAAACCCTGGCTACTCGGGTACAGGCGCTGGAGACCCCGGTCACGTCCATTTTCAACTCTATAAGCCAGGTCCTGGTAGACCTACTCAAGAATTTCAATACGAGGACCAGTCTGTTCAAGCTAGGTTCATTCAGTTGAATTTGGTTCCAATGTTCCGCCGCAAATAGCAATTTCTAGATATATCCGGTATTTTGGAGGAAGCGCCCTTAGTAGCTTTTCCTCCAAATGCCTTATATCCCTCTTCGTAACGGTCAATCTGTTTTTATTGAGGATCCTCAGCAAGCTGATCAACGGTATAAGCAAGAATGGGAATCAACTACCGCTAAACCCCAAGCAGCCCCTCAAGCGGCTTCTAAGCCAGCTCCTAAGCCAGCCCCAAAAACTACCACTAAAACAAAGAACAAACGCCAGTCTGCTCGTAATTTTGATGTTGGTCAGTTCCTTCGGCAACAGGCGCTAGGCGCTGCTCAAGGAGTAGGCCAACAAGTATTTGGTGCAGCTCAAGGTGCTGCTGAAGATATTAAGAAACAGCTAAAACAAGCAGTACAAGGCGCTGGTCTGACGTTTTTGGCTGGTCCTTTTGCCCCGGTAGTAGCTGCAGCTCAGTCTGCCTCAGGTCTTGGTAAAACTAAAATTCCAGGAACACAAACAACAATTGGGCAGGAATCGGCTCGTGTTCTTAAAGACGCCCCTCGACAGGCTCTTAACTCTTTAGTAGCAGCTGGTGAGCAGATTGGAGCTGTTACTCAAGGTGTTGATCTTGGTGCCGCTCTTGCCAGTGGTGGTGATGTCAGCGCTATGACAGAAACTAATCCCGATTTAGTTGAACAACGATTTAAAAACGCTGAAGCAGCTATTGAAACCCTTCAAAAGACCGGTCGAGATGTTGAGGGTTTCAAATACGGTATTAAACCATCTACCCCAATTGTTGGTCCTATTTTTAGCGACGACAGTGAGTATGTAAAACAATACGTTAAACCACAGACTGCTGTTGGTCAGTTTGCTTCTACAGTCGCTTCTGCGATGCTGTTAGATCGTGGCATTAGCAGCCTAAGTCAAGCACCGTCCCTGGGCGTTAAAGCTAGTCAAACTGCTCTTAATTTTCAGAATATTTGGAAAGCAGAAAACATTAAACAGGGTCTTGAACTTGGGGCAACGTTCTTGGCTAAAGATCTTTTGCCTGATGCTTTGGTCAGTGCTATAGCGATTCGTCCAGAAGCGTCTGGAGTTTACGCAGCAAAACTAGACCAAGCTCAAAAACTAGAAACAAATGAACAGCGCGTTGCTCGTGTCCAAGCTTTGATGGCTGAATCGCCTGACGCCTTTAATTACGCCTATGAGCAATATAAAGAGCTTGGTATGGGCGCAGTTACTTTGACTGGCCTTCGTGGGGCTTTCTGGGCTGCAAACAGGTTTTTCAATAAAGCAGGCGCTGGAGTACCCCTAAGCTCTGCACTTAAACAAGCCGTTGAAGAGGCTACTCCCGAAACCCAAGCAGAAGTTGTAGCTGATGGTATCGCAAAAGCCTACTCAAATATTGAAGAAAAACTGGGGGAAATTAACTTTGATCTTTACCGCAAAATTGATGAAAACGTAGGCAAAATTACTTTTAGTTCTCGTTCCGGAGCTGAAGCATACCTTCAATCACGTCAAAGCATTATCCCAGAAATTGAATCTTTAACTAAATCTGTTCAAGAGCTTCCAGATGTTACCGCTCAAAAGGCAGACATTGATGCTCGTGTCGCTCAAGCAGAGCAGCAGCTAGGGATCAAAACTGAAGAACAGCTAATCAAAAAACGGGCTGATCTTGAGGCACGGCTAGCGTCTTATGACGAAGCAGTTGCAAAAGATCCGAATTGGATCAACAAATCAACCGGTACTGGAAAACGAGCCAGTAAAAACAGCACAAAAGTACGCCTAGTAAATCAAGCTCTTGAGCGGTTGGATGCTTTTGATGTTTTGCGTCTTGAACGTCAAACAGTTGAGAATCTGTCGCTTGAAAAGGCTGCTCGAGTTGCACAACTTGAAAACGCTTTGATCAGGGAAAAAGGAGCTTCTATTGGGTTTAGAAATTCACTAAGTGATGCTCGTATTCTTGTCGATGCTCTTGATCAGCTAAACGCTCAAAGGATCGGTTATTTAGAGGCTCGCAACCGCCTGCTGTTTAGCGAAAATCGTTTGGATGAAATTGATTACGATTACACCTTAAAAGATAATCTCGGTCAGGCTTACGGAGAACTGAAAGACCTTTTAAATTCAGCTGAAATTGCTGTAGCAACCGACAACTTTAATCCTGAGTTTGTAGACGCTTTTATTGCTCGTGTTGACGAGATTCATAACAAGGTCATCGACAACGGTGGTTTGGCACCTGTTGTTGGGGATATTGAAGAATTTAATCAACTAGAACTGCCTTTGACTACAGGGTTGGTTCGCCCTAAGGCTCCTACGCCTGTTGTTAATAAAGCCCCTCTTACCAAAACAGACTCTGGTGAGATTGTTATTGATTCAGATTTGCAAGCAGTTCAAAGGGCTTCTAATGAAGTACTCCGAGATGAACCGCAATTAACCAACGCAGAAGTCGTCAAAGACATCAATAAAGGTCGAAATCAATACCAAAATCCAGCTGAAACTAAAGAAACCCTTGAGGAGTATGTCAAAGGTGTTGAAGACACAATTAATCGTCAAAACAAGCTTATCGCTGAAGACCCAAATAACGGTCTAGACCTGGCTAAAAAGACAACTAAAATATTTAACACTAACGCTGTGAAGTACACAGCAGATCTTAGTGAAGCGGCTGCAGTTAAAGCTAGCGTTGAGTTTCTCGATGCTCGAGATCCAAACTACCTAAAAAATCAGTATCGAATTGCGTTTGACAATTTGGCAGATACCTTAGGTGGTGACTCTTATATCAAACGGTTTGGCTTGCTGCTTGAAAGTGAAAAGTTTGGTAAAGAGGTAAGCAACAACCTGAATAAAGTCATAGCGCCTACGGCTATGCTTCGGGACAGCGGTGTAAACGCGCTCAAATCGTCTAGAGAATACAGGATTATTTCTAATAACCCTGATAGCACTCCAAATGACCGCGCTGTAGCTCTGAGCAATTTGGCTAAAAACTTTGCCTTGCTTAAGCAGAATCTTGGCACAATGGACGTACTGTTCCAAGGTTTTGGTAACGGTCTTAGGTCTTTTGCTAAGCAGAATCAAATTGAATTTGTTTCTACAGCTAAGAGTAAAAAGGAACTACTGACTTACGCAAACAAAAAACTGCTCGGATTTGGCGATGCAGTTGATTTTGCTGAAATTGCAAGTAAAACTGCACGAGAAGCTAAGGAAGAGGTCGATAACCAACTTGGAGAGTTTCTCAAAAAAGCGGAGAACAATGAAACGTTTGCTGAGCAAGAACTTGCAGCAATTGAAAAGCTTGCTGATGAAGTCGTTCAAACTGAAGGAAATATTGACAGACTTCGTGAGTTGAAACTGTCTGGTCCTGCCATTCTTCGTGGCATTCAGACTGGAAGTATGATCTCTGCTCCTCAAACTATTGGCTCTATTCCAGTTCAAAACGTTGGTACAATTAGCGCCCGAATTATGGGCCAACTAACTGCTGCAACTTTGAACGGAACTACGGCAAAATTCTTAGGTCAAACCCAAGCAGCTGCTCAAAGCTTTAAAAGAGCAAAGCTTGAAACGGATACGCTGCTGTTACTTAAAAACTATTACAGCTTGGCCTTAGATCAAGCCTTTAAATCTTTTGTGTTTGGGCGAAGCATCACTGATCCCAGTCAAGCTATGAAGAAGGCCTTTGAAATGCCTGGTGGTACTAGCTTGAGGCGTGACGATGCGATTCTTGCCGACCTACAAGCTAATAAAGTGACTTTCCCATTTGTTAACTACACGTTGGAACGGGGAGATGTAGATCCTAAAATTTTTGACTTTATCAATAATTCACGAGTATTTGGTAAGGTTTTTCACGATTACTTCATTGCAGGAGAGCGGTGGCAGTACAGGAGTCTTCTTTCTAAAGCCCTCCTTGGGCCTAGCACCTCTCTACTGCGACGCGCTGGTTTAGGTAAAACTAGCTATTACCCAGCTGGTGAATACGTGAATCTTAGTCTTCCTTTCCAACTTTCAGCTGCTGGAGATGAAATGACTACGGCTCTATTTGCTAACGCACGGGTTCACGCAAAAGCTATTGAAGAAGTTGATGAAAAGATCAACGCAGGTCTTCTTAACATTGCAGATCGAGAGCAAGAAATTACTAAGCTCCTAGATAAAGAATTCAACAAAATGTATAGCCCTGTAACCGTTGGGCTAGATAGTCAAACAATTGGTTATTCAATTTTAGATAACCAATTTATGGAGCTGATTCAGGCTAGCAATATGACTGCTGAGCTAACTGGCGGTTTTGCTGACGTTGCTGAAGGCATCAATAAATGGCGGTATTCCTCAAATCCTGTGGTTTCAGCTTTTGCTAACGACATGGCTGGAATTGTTACATCTCCTTTAAATGCCATCAAAAACGTTGTAATGATTAGCTCTGGTGGTGAAATCGTCCAAGCTGGAGTTGATGTTGCTCGCGTTGGCTTTAAAAATCTTCCAGATCAAGTTCTAGAAGTATTACCAGCAAATATGAAAAACAGTATCAAATCATTTGAGAGTAAGTACTTCAGTTCTGATTTTGACACTCGCATTAAAGCTCAAGGGGCTTTGGCTCTTGCAACCGGCCTCCAGCTTGCAGCGTTTTTCCTAGTTCGAGATGGTAATCAAGATATTACCGGCGGTTTAGAAAATAGCTATCGACCAACCATGGGACAAGTAGATATGTTTACTTGGAAAGTTGGTGATCGTCGCTTTCCTTATCGCTACTTCCCTCCACTTGGCGACACCATTGCACTTCACGCAACACTTCGAGATTTGCATCAATTTGGAGTTTCTAGGGGTAATGAAAATCTAGTTACTGCGGCTACGGCTGCTTTAGCTAATTACATTTTGGATACTCCAGGCGTTGCTGGTATTCAAAGAGCTATCGAAGCTCTTAGTGCTGCGGGCCGAAATGATACAGCCAAAGTGTCTAAAGTGCTGAGCGGAGCCTTTGCTCGGGCTGGAGACCCTTATCTCAACTTGCGTAAAGTTATTGCTGAAGGGATTGATCCCAGTAAACCAGCTAGCCCCACAACCCGTTTTACAAAAAAAGGTTTTTATCAAAGAAAAGCTGGTAAAGGTAAGTTTGACTTTGCAGATGTTTTTGAAGGAACTATTGATATGGCGTTTGATACCCTTGGAAATACTTTTGGGTACACAGCTGAATACCAACCTTTGAAACCTATTATTGATATCCTTGTCGCTAAAGCTAAAAACTTACCGGAAACTAGCTCCCGTAAGGCACTTTGGTACGGTAAACCTGGAGAAACAGTAAGCGCTAACCACGCAGGTCAGTGGTATATGCTTCAGTCTGTTCTGGGTCGTTATTGGGCTTTCCCTGACAAATTGGAAGATGATCCTGTTAAAAGGGAAATTGTTCATAACCTACAAGAAGGCCCAAGAACCAGTATGTTCCATAAAGATGGCGTTGGTATGGACGAAACTCAGCTGAATTATTTCAATTGGTTTTTGAATTCTGAACTTGAATATACAGACCCAGTATCTGGTAAACAACACAAAGGAATACACAGTGCTCTTAAAGACTTTATCAGTAGAAAAGACTACGCTTCTCTTCCCTCAGTTGATAGCCCATTTTTGATGCCATCTGGTGGCGGAGTATCGGGACTATTTGGAGGAATGCTTGGCTGGGAAACTCCAAATTGGGATCGAGACAATAATCCTCGTAAAATTAAACTATCGAACCACATCAAAATGCTATTTGAGTTAGGTAGACAGCAGTATTACAACGGCACTAACGAAGGTCAGCGGTACAAAATGCCTGCTGAAATGAAAGAGATGATCACCAACAACCGCTTAACTGGAGGTACCCGCTAATGGCATTTGCATCAATCACCTATACCAGTGCATCTGGTACCACTTTTGCTCTGACGAATAGTGATGGCAACGCCATTCCTTACATCAGGCAATCAGACATCAAAGTTTATGTAAACGATGTTTTACAAACTCTGACAACTGATTACACCTTTAACAGCGCTGGAACTGCAATTGTTCTTAACAGTGCTGTAAGTAACGCTAAGGTCTTCCTTCAACGAATCACATCAATCGCAGATCCAACTGTGGTTTACACAGCAGGTTCTACGCTGACAGCTCAAGACCTTAACAACGCTGATAACCAAATCCGCTACGGCCTTCAAGAGTATCAAGACTCTGTTCAAGAGGGTGCTGGTGTTCCTGACGGTGATAAAGGAGAAATTGTTGTTGCTGGTAACGGTACGCTTTGGTCCATTGATACCGGAGCTGTTATTGAAGGCAAAATCGCTGCAGGGGCTGTTACTGAAGGCAAAATCGCTGCAGGGGCTGTTACCTACGCAAAGATCCAAGACGTTTCAGCTACTGACAAACTCCTTGGTCGTAGTAGCGCAGGATCTGGTGATGTAGAAGAGATTACTTGTACTGCAGCTGGACGTGCATTGCTTGATGATGCAGATGCTTCAGCACAACGTACCACTCTTGGTGTTGCTATCGGTACTGATGTCCAAGCCTTTGACGCAGATACAGCAAAGACTGACGTTGCACAATCCTTTACTGCCACTCAATCAAGCACAGAACGTACTATCACGGTAAGTGACTTCGATCTCAGTACTGGTAACTACTGGACGTGCGGTGCTATTGCTATCCCTAACCCCACCAACCAAACTGCTGGTACAGCTGGTTTGATTCGAGTCACTGCTGCTCCTACTTCGTTTGGTAGCCACTTTGACTTCCCAGGAGGGTCTTATACAGCTCCTACTTCATTCCCAGCTATTGTGCCGTTCTTTGTTCAAGCTAGTGGAACAATTCTGCTTGGTAACTTCGTTGAAGGTATTGCCTAATGCCTCTATATCCTTCTTTCTTTGTTGATTCTGCCGCTGCTGCTGCTGGGTATCAGATCGAGCAGAGCTTGCGGTTTAATGATGACGACAGTGCATATCTTCAGTTAAATGGAGGCACCAGCCCTACAGATGGCAAGATTTTCACCCACAGCGTATGGGTAAAACGGTCGGGAATTAGTGGTAACGATAACAATGTCTTCGGATCTGCTCCTACTAGCACCCTTTACAACGACATTAAGTTTGACAGTAATGATCAACTTTATTATCGTCAAATTCACAGTTCTGGTGGCGCATCGCAGTGGACTCTCAAAACATCTGCAAGATACAGAGACCCTTCTGCTTGGCTTCATATTGTTGTAGCAGTTGACACGACCCAAGCCACGTCTTCGGATCGAGTGAAAATGTACGTCAATGGCGCACAAATAACTCAGTTTGATAGCGCAAGTTATCCAGGGCAGAACCAAGTGCCTCTGGGGCAAAACGGTAGCTATGCGGTAGGTATTGGGCGTCTTACAACTACTTTTACCAATTACTTTGATGGGTACATGGCTGAATACCACCACGTTGATGGTACGGCGCATGATCCGACTGATTTTGGTGAGTACGACGACAATGGCGTTTGGCGTCCCATCGAAGTTACTGGAATTACTTATGGAAATCGTGGCTGGTATCTAACATTTGACTCCACTGCCACCAACGGCATCGGGCACGACCACAGCGGTAACGGCAATCACTTCACTGCCAATAATTTCACCACCTCCGGCATTGGTACGGACGTGATGAGCGACACGCCGACGACGAACTGGTGTACCTTCAATCCGATAGACACTGGCTTTTCAGGATCTACATTGTCAAACGGCAACTTGAATGTAACTACGGCGAGTACTGGCTTCCGCTACATGGGCAACACTATCTGGCCATCGGCGGGCAAGTTTTATGCAGAAATCAAAGTCACATCAACAAGCGGTTTTGAGCAAATTGGCATAGCAACTAGGACAACATCTACGAATAAAATTCTTGGCACAGATGCTGATTCCTGGGCGTATGACGGCTGGGACGGACAGTATATCAACAATGGTACACAGACTACGTTTGGCAGTACATATACAACTAATGATATTGTTGGCATAGCTTTAGACAGGGATAACCATAAACTTTATTTTTCCAAAAACGGAACTTGGCAAAATTCAGCTGATCCTGCTGCAGGGACTGGAAGCATAAACATTTCCAGTATTTCAGGTGTTCCAACGATGATTGCTGTTTGCGACAATAACAGCGGAGGATCATCTGGCTTTGAGGTAAACTTCGGACAACGCGATTTTGCCTACACCCCACCGACTAATTTCTTGCCCTTGAACACCGCCAACCTGCCCGCGCCGGACATTGCGGATGGGTCGGATTATTTCAATACGGTGCTTTATACGGGTACGGGTACAACCAATGCTCGAACTGATGTTGGGTTCCAACCTGATCTTACTTGGATAAAAATCCGAAGTCTTAGCAGCAATCACGCTTGGTATGACGTGCTTAGAGGCGCTACCAAGGTTATTGGCTCTAGCGCAACTGATTCCGAAATCACGGACGGCAGCGTTACGCCAACTAGCACAGGTTTTACCTTAGGCAGTGAAAACACTAGTTTTGGATCTACCAACGGTAGCGGTTATACATACGTCGCTTGGAACTGGAAAGCAGGCGGCAGCGGCTCAAGCAACACCGACGGCAGCATCACCAGCACGGTAAGCGCCAACCCCACCGCTGGGTTCTCGATTGTTACTTATACGGGGACCAACGTAAGTGGCGCCACAGTTGGGCATGGTCTTGGTGTTGCCCCAAAAATGATTATCATTAAAAACAGAAGTTCAATTGAAGCTTGGCCGGTGTATCACGCCGCCAATACTTCTGCTCCTGAGACGGACTATCTTGTTCTTAATACAACTGCGGGGACTGCGGACGCAACTACAGCTTGGAATGACACACTTCCAAATTCGACGGTTTTTACCTTGGGGAATTGGAACGCTCTAAATGAAAACGGAAGCAATCACGTCGCCTACTGCTTTGCCGAAGTCGAAGGCTACAGCAAGTTCGGCAGCTACACCGGAAATGGTTCTAGCGATGGCCCGTTTGTAGCGACATCGTTTGCTCCTGCATTTTTGATATGGAAGCGCACCGACAGTACGGCTAACTGGTTCATGGTTGATGCCGCACGAAACACATATAACCCTGTGGACAAAGAGTTCTACTCAGATCAATCCAATGCCGAAAATACTTTTACAGATGTAGATTTTTTGTCAAACGGATTTAAATTACGCGCCTCTACCGCTGACCGCAATGCCAATGGCGGAACATTTGTGTATATGTGTTTTGCCTCAAACCCATTTGGCGGCTCCGGCGTTTCGCCCGCCACAGCGAGATAAACTACTAGTAAACACAAGAAACAATGCCTTATTTTCTAAACGGCACCCAACTAAGGGTTGGCAAATCGTTCCGGGGTTCTGACGGGACTTGGTATCCCAACACGTTTCTTCGTAACGCCACTCAAGCTGAAAAAGATGCTTTAGGTATTACTTGGCAACCTGATCCAGTTCCTGTAGACACTAGGTTCTATTGGGACCACAATCTTCCCAAACGTCTTGAGGATGAACCTGCGGTCAATGAAAACGGTGACCCTGTGCTCGATGAGGACGGCGTTCAGATTATCAATCGCGGTTTGAAAACCGAGTGGATTGCCAAGCAAAAGGAAATCGCTGGCACCCTACTTGCCCCTTCTGATTGGTACGTCACCCGTAAAGCTGAAACCGGTGTCGAAATTCCAGCTGACGTGTTGACTTACCGCCAATCTGTTCGCACCGTTTGTAACAACCGAGAAGCTGAAATTGCAGCTTGCGTCGCTACTGAAGAGCTAGCAGCACTGGTAACCAGCTCTCCTGTAGTTTACGTCGAAGCAACCGGCAAAGCCGAACCCAACCCCGAACCGTTTATTACCCCTTGGCCTGATGCGTAAAACTATTAGCGGCGGTAAAGTAAAACTACCGTCAAAACCCAAATCCACCCGACAAGGTTCAAGTAAAAACAGTAAGCCTAAAATAGGTAAAAAGGCATACCGAGGCCAAGGTAAATGAAAGTTATCGCTCCTAAGCGTTTGATGCGAAATTTGTCACCCATTATTCGTAATGGTGACATTTTTAATCAGGCTTCCCTTGACCTTGAGTTTGCTCGCACTAGGACTCTTGATACAAGGGTCACCCACACCCGCCAAAGTAGCGCAACGTATGTTGACGGCGATGGGGTGATTAGAACGGCGGTTACTAATTTGTTGCTGAGGAGTGAGGAGTTTGACAGTGTAAATTGGTCAGGCGCTGGTGGTGCTGTAGCAACAGCGGGAACGGCTATTGCGCCAAACGGAACAGCAACAGCCGACACTTTGACAGATACAAACGGAACCACAGCAAATCCGGTTGTTTTTCAAACTGTCACCCTTGCTGACAGCACAACGTACACAATTTCGTGCTACTTAAAGGCTGGCACGAAAAGCACGGCACGAGTCGGCATACGCGACAAAGCTAGCAATTATATTCTCAGCAACTTTGATTTAACCGCTGGCACGACAAGTGTAGGCAATGCTATTTCTTCTTCAATTCAGCCGGTCGGGAGCGGTTGGTATCGTTGCATCGTTGTTGCAAATTCAAGCACGGGCGCCACAAGTCAGCAAGGGTTGATCTATTTGGATACAGGATCGTATACCCAAGATGGCACAGGGACATTGTTGGTCTGGGGCGCCCAACTAGAGGAATCCAGCACCGTCGGACAATACGTCAAAACCACCACCGCGATCAACAGTGCTCCACGGTTTGATCACGACCCAACGACGGGTGAAAGCCTCGGGTTGTTGGTGGAGGAAAGTAGGACGAATCTTAGTCCCTACAGCAGGTATGAGAACGGCCAATGGACGTTTGGCGCCGCATCAATCGGAACATCTACAAAAACCGCTGTTGATGGGGAAACGATTACTGCTTTTTTAACAGATACATCAACAGCTGCCCACCGAGTTAATAGATTGCTATCAGGAGCATATACAGCAGGCACTGTGGTTACATTTAGCTTTTACGTAGCCAAACCAGCAGGCTCAGATATTCGTGGAATAGTTGCACGAATAAGAACTGCTGCTGGCGGGCAGGCTGTACTGATAGAAGTATCGGACGACGGAGAAGATTCCGTTTATACCTTTACGTCAAGTTCACCTTTTGGCGCATCTGCCCCACCTGCGATTACAGCAAGTGACTTTTCCGCTGTCCCCGTTGGGAACAAGTGGACCCGAATCAGCATTGTTACGCAAGTATCCAGCATTAACACTAATTATACACAGTGGGACATTGGATTTTCTTCTGCTACGAATAGTGACACTGGACTAGGAACGGCTAATTCCGAGTTATTCATTGACGCAGTTCAATTAGAAGCCGGTTCCTTCCCCACCAGCTACATCCCCACCGAAGGTTCTACCGTCACCCGCGCTGCTGACGTGACGAGTATTACGGGACGGAACTTTGGTAGTGTTAATCTTGTGCAGTATAGTGAGGAGTTTGATGAT